ATTCGGTAGTGCGGTAGAAGGAGATCCCGTAAAGCGTGATGATGAGCCGTGGCCAGATGCGCCAGCGGTTCAGCCACTCCGGTGTCATTTTCCGACTTTGGCGATCAGCGCCTTGATGTCATCGCGTATCTCGCCCAGCATCTTGTTCGTGTCCACGCGCGACTGACGGGACATTTCCAAGTCCTCTTTGCGCTGCGACCAGAGCCGCTTGATCTCTTTGTTGTTCTCGATAGACCGACCCTCAAGCCGGATCAGCCAGACCAGAAACGCAATGAAACCGACAACGATTGGCCAGAGTGTTTTGAGCAGGGATAGAGTGTCCATAGGTCAGCCTCACGCAATATCTCGGATAATTTCGACCCGCACATATCCGTCATTCGGGAATGTCTCGATTGTGCCATCAACATATGTGACTTCAAATTCAGCTTGGAATGAGCCGATTGTGTCGGTGTCTAGCGCGTCCCAATCGTATTGAACAGTTCCAGCAGCGGGGGTTACGATAGATGCCGAAGCGTCAACCTTTGTGATGCTAGAACTGATTGCACTCATATGAAAGCGAACAGAAGCGCCAAGAAGGTTGATTGCATTTCCAGATGCATCCTCGAGCCTAGCCAGCATCGAAGGGCTTGTGTCGTTTTGCTTGATGTAAAAAACCATTATGCCGCCTCGTTTGCTTGCTGCGTCACAATACACGCATTTGGCCCAATCTTCACTAGGGCGACGTTATTTGAAGGATCAGAAATGCTGATCGACCTTCTAGCGCTTCCATTGACATATGCTGGCCCAAACACAGGCGCACCTGTCACAATGCTGTCTGCGCTGAGGATTACCGTGACATCCATAACAGATGGCTGAATTACAGGTGCGCCAGCCAAAACATTATCGGCCTGCAACTCGTGTTCTTGCTCGATGGTAGAGGCGTCAACAATGGGCGCGGCTGTCGTGATGTCATCGGCGCTCAAAACATGGACAACAATCGCTGTGGGGCTTCCAACAACGGGCGGCTGGGTGGTGATGTTAGCCGCTGTCAGAACTTCCACCTGCGCAATGACAGATGCAGAAATGACAGGCGCGCCGCTTGCGATACTCACTGGCGCAAGGTCATGCTCTTGCTCAATCGTCGGTTGTCCGACCCTTGGGAAGTCAGCCGTTATCGGGTCAGCGTTTAGCGTTTCACGCTCTGACATTGTAATCGCAGGAACAACAGCGTTGCCCGTCGCAATGTTGTCGCCGTTTAGATTTTCATCTTGCTCGATTGTGGCTGTCGCAATGACGGGTGCGCCCGACAAAATCGGATCAGCCGCAAAGGTCTCGTCCTCTGACATTGTGATTGCGGGGACAACTGGTTGACCTGTAATAATTGCCACTGGTGAGAGTTCATGCTCTTGCAGTAGGTCAGAGGCTTGTACTGTAGGCTGACCAGTAGTGGTTGGGTCAGCAGAGAAAGTCTCTTCTTCAGAAGCACTGATAGCTGGCACTACAGGTTGGCCGGTTGTAATGCTGTTTGCCGGTAGGATGTGTGTCCGAACAAGCGTTGACAACGGAACGACTGGTAACCCTGTCGTCAAGCCATCGGCTGTAAGGCCGTGTTCCTGAGCTACAGTAGAACTATCAACAACAGCTTGACCCGTGACAATGCCATCAGCATTTATGGGGTAGACGATAACCGCCCCATCATCAGCCAGAGGCGCAGAGGCTAAAGGCGCAGAGGCTAGAGGCGAAAATCCAAGCATTTAGATGTAGCCTGACATTAGTTAGGTTCCCTGCTGGCCTGCGCTGCCGCCTCGACTTCCGCCTGACGTTCGACTTCCACCTGACGCTCGGCTGCGGTCTTGACCCAGCCCTGTGCGAAGGCCAGCGTGACCATTTCGTCTTTCGCGTTGGGGATTTGAATTCCAGCTTCTAGGCACTTGGTCACTGTGATCCCTACAATCTCGTCTGTGGCGAGGCGCGCGCGTTCGTGGACCGAGTTGTCGATCCAATCCTGCTGCGACAACGCTGCGTAGGACAGTGCCGCGTCTTCGGCGGGGGTGAGGGTGACGGTGTAGTTCATAGTTATTATCCTTTCGGTTATCCGAGGAGAAAGCCACAAAAATTGGAGTATAACCCAGAGCCAAACAGACTTGGCGCATTGTAATCAGACGAAATGTAGATATCAGCGTAATCACCAACAGACATAGCCATGATAGATGTGATACTACAGTTTTCCCAAGCGTCGCTATTATTGAAATGGCTCACCTTCACATCCGCGCCATTTTTCCGAAGATTCATAGACCCGAGTTGCAGTCTTCCTGATGCATCCCCCAAGATGCCGTTTGCGCCAAAGTAATAATTGCCCGAAACAGGCGCAGTAAATCTTCCTGTGGCGCTGCTGTAATGGCCCCCAATATTTGTTTCTATATTGTTCCAAAGTACAACTGCATTTCTAACATCGCCAGATGTTAAAGTTGCTTGGAACGCAGCGCCAAGCGTGGGTATTCCAGACAGGTCACTATAAGCGCCCGTAGTGGCAACTGTCGCCAAGTCTGAAGGCTGCACAATGTCTTCACCAGACGCAGTGATGTAGACCACCGCATCGCCTGAAAGGTTCAGCAGAGAGCCTGTAGAGCTTTCACCAAGAACACGAGTGAGAGTGCCAGCAGAGTAAGTGCCAGAGCCGATTTCCCACGCATTGCCATCCTCAATGGTGTAGCGACATACATCAGAGTTGACGACACCAGCGGCAGAAAAGGATTGGTAGCCAGCAACAGCAGTACCAAGTGTGATATTACCAGTACCTGTTGTTGAGGTGCTGACTTTAGCTCTGTTTGCGAAAGTGACCATATGTCAGCACCTCTTTATTAAACGGGGTCAGGGATACCGATAGAAACGGCAGAAAGCGTGAATGTGTTTCCCGTTGTGACAGACTGCGAAGCCGTCAAAGAACCCGTCGCCAGCAAGCGGCTGTTGACAGTATCAACGATAGCGTAGTGAGTAGCTGTGCCTGTGCCTGTGACAGAACCATCAGCGATAGCTGCTACGACAACCTCACGACCGCCACCTGAGCGATCCTGTGGGGCACCAATGCTAAGGCTTGTGCTGTGGCCAAGGGCGTAGGTCACGTTAGCTTCAGTGAATGTTGTAGCCTCTTGTGAGGTGCTGATGATTTTGTTTGCTTCTGTGTCGAGAACGGTGAGGCCGTTGTCAAACACGCGGTCGTTGAGTGTAGCCATAACGGCCTCCTGTGGTTGTGTATAGCGCGCAGTGTATCATGGTTGGGTTGGCCAAGCAATTTCACTGGGGAAGCCCTCTTGCTCTGGAACGTCCCGAAGCGCTTGGCGGTAGGTTGCCCATGCTGCCTGATCAACGGGGGCGTCCAACACTTGCGTCCAATCGGACACCAAAAGAAGTTGGTCACGTTCTACCCTGACTTGATCTTCTGTTGGCTCTGGTTCCGGCTCTGGGGCGGCTTCCTGTGGAGGTTGCAAAATGGCCCATTCGTCGCCAGTCCACTGCGCGCGTTGGCCCTTACTTAATTCAGGAGGCTCAGTCTCGACACAACCGCCGGGTATAAGCCACCCATTTGGGGTTAGAGGGTCAGGGTCCGCTGTGATTGCCTCAACATAAACCCCGTCATTGTTTGTCTGATATACTTGCATATTTTACCTCAGAATTTAATGCAGGCGAGCAATGCCACGTTTGTAGGTCGGGTCTCTTGACCTGTTAGGGCGTCAAAAACCACACCTTCATCTTGAGCGCCAGTGCCAAAAGCCCGACCAGAAGCAGCCACATTTCGTGGAACAATATACGAACGGCCATCAACGAACCCGTGATCGTGCTCACCTACCTGATCGTCCTGTGCGGTCCCAAAAGAGCGGCCACTATCTACGCCACGGCCATCGTCCCACCCCCGAACAAACTCGCCACGAAGGTCTGGCACATTAAAGGTTGTGGAACCATCGCCTACTCCGAAGGTTGTCCCGATAGCTGAGAACAGGGTAGCGTATGTCGTCCGCGAAACGGCTGCACCGTTAGCCTTTATAAAACCAGTCGGCGCACTATTGGCGGCATAGTGAATAACCGTTCCGGCAGGCATTGAAAAAGCAAGAGTATCAATAGCAGCCTTAATCTTGGTTGGGGAGACAAGGCTTT